GTTGTTGCACAAACTGGGTGATGGTTTGGTTGATGGGTTTGGACATACCGAACCATTGCGCGACGTGGGATGCCGCGCCAGAGACAACGGATAACCCGGCAGCGAAGGGACCAACTAGGGGGAGCGTGGATGCAGCGGACGAAATCTTCGACGTAGTGTCCAAGAGCGACGAGATTGTGCCTCGCTCAGCTTTGAGGGTGGACTCTTTTTCAACGGGGGGGGCAGATCTGCTGGATTGCGCCATGTAGAAACCGCCGGAAGAAGGGTTGTTGGACACTCGGGCGGGGGGGCCCGGAACAACGACTGAGACACAGTCTGGGTCGTGCAAGCGGGGGTTCTCAAAATTGGCCTCAATAGAGATGGGCAGAGAAGTGGATACAGACGGAGCAGTTTCGGCGACCAATGTTGCAACGGGCCAGACGACAAGATGACCTTGGACATTTAAGCTGTAGGAGTATTTACCAATAGCTAATGTCCAGGGGCAGGCAACTTCGACAGCTGCCATAGAGCTCGCGTCTAGATACGTGGTGGGCATATTAGATAGAGCCGTGGCAGTATAGAAGCCACCATTATTCTTGTCATACGCACCAGGGATCCAAGTGATGCCGAGCATGCCGCGGAAGAATTTGGTCGTAGACGGCGTAAATCGCACCTTGACACTGTCGTATGATATATTGCGGAAGTTCGTGATGTTGACAATGGATGCGAGGGACGACAACAACTCAGATTGGGGATGGATGACCGTGAAAGAGAACTGCGTGGCCGCTGTACTCCAAGTGTAGGTGGCAAGCCTACGAGTACGGGACATCATTTCATCTGGACCATCACTTTTCTGGTGTGCGATAGGGAACGTGCGAGGTATAACAGTAAGCGTGGGGGCAGCCTGTTGTGGCGCGTAAGAGGTAGTGTCAGACGACGTATTGGGAATGGAGGTGTCGACGACGGAGACATCTTCTTCGATGCGGGGAATAAGGTTCTGTATAGGGGAATTGGTGGAAGCTACACATATAATTAGTCATGGTGCTGTGTAGGACAACAAGACGGGGGGGGGTTGCGCGTTAATCTTCGTGGCGACTGAACGAAATGTTTGCTTATGGCGGAGCGAAACTTGACCGGTGGTGTCCAACTTACGTCGGACCTTGAGCGTAATCAGTGAATTCCCAAGATACGGATACGTCAATGTTATGCGTGCGCAGACTGAGCTTGACAGTCTTTGCGATCCTGGTGAATTCGGCTTCGCCGTGTTTGTGAGCTTCGGCGAGCATGTTTGAGATGGTGGAAGCGATGACTCTCGTGTTGTATTTATTCTTCTTGGATGTGTACGAGAGCATGTCTTCGACAACTTCGATTGGTAATTTGGCAACAACTCTGCCTTCAGACGCATCGTCTTCGCCAATGGTGCGTTTGAGGAAGGTTAGCTGTTCAACGGGGACTTCTTGGTCGACGGGAAAATCCTTGACACAGTGGGTGGCTTCCAAGCCGAGATGGCGGTAGTACTTGAAGATGTACTGTGATGACAACTTCCATTCTAGAGGGCAGATGATGTACGAGTCGTCACCATAGTAGAAAGCACAGATCGCTTTCTTGACCGTGTCGGGAGTCCACATACTTTGGGTAATCTCCTGCAGGCTCTTCGTGAGGGAGTAGAGAGTGCAAATCTCGAGGTAGAAGGAGTTGACCCACGATGTGAGGGGGTTGCCAGACGCCATGAGGAAGTCCAGCGTAAACACGAGACCATGGTTGGCGAGCAGAGGGTTGTATAAGGCGCGAAGTGCCGTGCGCCTTGCGGTGGCGAGTGGAGATCCTTCGTCACCATACCATTCATTAACGGCATCGACGATGTGTTGAGATATAACATACGTCTGATGTCTGTCAAAACCAGATTGGTCATGTGCGAAAACAGCGGATGTCTTCGACAGTTTGGCTATGACATGGTGGAGGAACTCTTTGTTGGAGAAACCAACCGATATAGAAGCTTGTCCGGGGTACTTGGCTCGGGCTCGGGACGTGGCAACAACAATGTCACCAAATAGCATCCTCAGAACAATGGCCTGATCAAGTGGAGAGACGAAATACACACGGGTCTTGTTCGCGGCGGCGGCTTCAAAGGTGACGGACTCATCCTTCAGTGCCTCCGTGACGACCCAATCAGGTGTGATACCCTGGGTGAGCATATCAATCTCTTTGGTAACATAGGTGTGCAGAATGGAGTTTTGATAGTCAACAGGGTGGTCTATCGACCCGATCCATGTTCCTTTGTTGGTTGGTTTGCCTTCAAGTGTCGCCCAGGTGTTCCAAGGTATACCGGCGGACGAAGTGTGGTCGAGACGTTTCATGTGGTCATGACCCTCGACGCCACGGGTGATGTCCCATAGACCAATCTCTCTACCTTGCCGGACATTTTTGAGGACGGCTTTGGAGCAGAGGGAAAGGAGGTGGTGGTCAACAGACTCATCAAGTTTTGGGGGAACGAGCTTGGCGTGGTAGACATCCAGCGGGTCGACATACCCATTCTCTGGTGTAGGGCCCAGAATTGGGGGCGTCGTGTAAGGGGGGAATGTGCCATGCAAGACGTGGGGGACAAGCTTGGACTTGCGAGGCATGTGCAAAGGTTTGGCCAGGACGGAGAAGACCGTTGCACTAGTCGGTACCCCAGCAAGAGTGGAGGCTTCGTGAAGAGTCTGCTGGGCTTGAACCAGCGATTCGCGTGAATCACTCTCTGGCCCGTATCCAGCCGCGAATTGGACACCGCAGTGGCCGTAGGTGGTGGAGACGCCCTTATTGGTGTGAGTATAGGTCTTGCCTAGGGGCACGTCTTCAGCACGTGTGATGGGAGTGCGTGGGGCCTGCGCGACAGGGAGGTTACCCTCCAGTTCGGGGTAAAGAGCCCAGATTAGTTGGTCCAACAAACCTTGAGTGATAATATTGGCAAACGCATTCTCGCCATTGCCAGCAACGTGCATTCCGATGATGAATCGTCCTGGTATTGAATCGCATTTGATGGTGTACATAGCGCCACAGTCGCCTTCAGCAGTGGGTATGTCGACGACGTAACACATCGCGCTACACAACTCTGTGTCTTTGTCTTGGACAGAGCGCCAGGTGCAGAGCCTTGCGGTGGGAGCTGTCGACGTTGTAATTTCGCGGATGCCGTGGGGGGTGGGAAGCCAGAGGCTGACTTGACCAAATACGTCCTTGACTTCATCATCATAGAGGAAGTGAGAATAGGAGTCAGAGAAAGGCGGGAACTCAGACGGCAGCTCGAAGGCACAGACATCGTCCGTGGCGACCGATACAATACGCAAGTTCTTGAGCTCCATGAGCTTAACGTGGCCGTTGGCAGAGACGCGGTATAGACCGTCCTTAGGCATGTAGGCAAGATAGTGGTGTGGCATGATTACCATATGTCGTATAACACCAAACGCATGGAAGTGTTGACCAAGTGGTGTGGTGATGTCGACGTGGCCCTTAGTGAACCTATTGGTAAGATCGGGCGGTGCTTGTCGGACAAATCCTCCACCAGACACTTTGCCACCGAGGCCTTTGGCGAGGTGTTCAGCTCTACGAAGGGCGGAGCCGGAAACTCCTCGAGCGCTCTTTCCACCGAAGGCTTCGGATCTGACGAAGTCCTTGACGATGGCATGGCGAGCGGCACGTCTCTGGCGTACTCGCTGGGCAGATGCTTCGTCGGACTCGCGGTAGTGGTCTTCGAGTCGAGCGTAGCGTGAGTTGGAGAAATCAGAGGTGTCCGTTCCTTGCGCGACATATTCTTTCTTCTCTAGGCCGAAAGTCTCAGGCCTGTACTTAACCACAAGCGAGGTGAGGACGGTTGCAATACCCCAGGTAGCCGTGCCAGCAATAATGCCAGCCATAATGGACATAATTCCAATCTTGAAGTAGTGGAAGAACTGGGATGCAGCAGCGTTAACTGCCATGGAAACAATTTTGGATTTCAGCCAGGTGAGCCCGATCTTGTCCTGCCAGCTACCGCCTTGTTGGTCTTTGCGGAAGATAGCATTGAATGCAGAACGTATCGTGTCAGCAGTGTATTTAGCACACTCGCGCACGAGGTCGGCAATGACTTTGAAAATCCTGGTAATGGTGTTCGATATATCCTTCCAGGGCTCATACTTGACAACGGGAATACAGTCAAAGTAGTCTGGGAAGAACGTGGACAAATCGCGGAACAAGTAGTATTCAGTGTCCGGGCCGTCATATATAACACATTTGTGCTTAGGATCGAAGTAGCCGTGATTCCAGCCTTCGACCATGGTGGTCCAGCTGATGTTGACGGTGGGCACACACTTATTCTCTTTGAAGTGCATAAAATTCGACCACACCACAGGTTTGGAAACTTGGTTTCTGGTTCCGGGCGCCTGAGCGACGAAAGGCCAAGGTCTCGCTTCAAAGTGTTCACGAGCGGCCTTGGTGGGAATGAAAGAGGACGCATTAATTGCAGCGACGGGGGGCAATCCTGCATACGCATCATCTGAAACCACGGGGCTCTGTGGTTGTGATACTGCACTATTGAAAGCGGCAGCGCGATCGGAGAGTTCAGTAGCAACTGCGTGCACTAACTCGGCGAAGGTCCAGTGTTCCTCACCGCTGGGGGGGGGGACGTTGTTGTGCTCAAACTTTCCGTTCTCTTTCTTCTCAGGGCGAGCGACAGTGAACTTGAACTTTGTCCAGTCTATGTCGCCTTGTAAGTTCCTCGGGAACCTGCCATTGATGAGCTTAGGGGGGAGGACGGAAACGTTGAAGTCCATGCGGCGGACAAGTGCGGACATGTCTGGTACCAGCGATTCGACAGAGGACAGCTTTGCGTTGGACGTCAAAATGGTGAGTTGGTTTGACATCCAGTATAGTCCTTTTTCGTGGACTGACGCTTTTTCGATGAGGGCGTTCTTAGTATTTACGTTGGTGAGGAGGAACGCTACATCGGATTTGCGCGCCTCGGCGTCGTTAACAGTAAGCCATTCATCGCATAGAACAGTGGCTTGATCGCGCCAGTCGTCATCAAAATTTCTTCGCCCATCGTGCGTGCCAATCTCAAAATCTCTGAGGACTTTGAACTTGTGGAAAAGTTCGCGGACTAGAGCTTGACCAAACTGGGTCTTACCTATGCCGGCATCGCCAGGTAGGTAGACGCAGACCGGTTGACATCTTGGCCTGTTGGCCGCGTCTTTGTCTCGGATGAGGACACCAAGCTCGGTAAAAGCCTTGTTGACAGACTCCCAGAGTTTGGCGGCGGGGTCGAGGGGATCAAGCAACAACGTGAATGGTCTGCAATCGGACACGTCTTTGGCGATATACGAAAAGGCTCTGATCTGCGCAACCGGGTCAAAATTGACCGCTACAGATTGGTTGAGATCGATGACCTTACGCTTAATCTCCGCACACCTTCTCTTTGTCTCCTCAGCGTCGTTGACCCACAAGCTTGTTCCGAAGCATCTTGCACTAATGGTGTTCGTAACGGTGTAAAGCGTTGGCATAATCCAACGCCACACAGACGAAACGTCATTTGTGGCACGCCAGAACGTAGAGAAATTGCGGGCTCGAACTACACTAGAGTCTGGGTCGAGCGCACCGGCTATATTGCGACAGGCCGTGAGAGCAACATCTTCCCAAGTGGAGTAGTCTGACCAGCCTTGTGGGAGCATTTCGCTGGGATCAGTTTCAACTGATTCAGTGGTTGCTCTTTTGCGTCGGGGTGGGACTTCATCTTGCCTGTTAGCGGGGTCAAAGATGTACTTCTTATGCGTGTGGTGGG